TTTATGGATGTTCTGGTATTACTAAAACAATTTTAGATAAGTCAAGTATTGGGATAAACACATACGCATATGGCGAGTATTTTTCATATGAAAATGTAGGAACATATTCTACGGTTAAAACTAAAAATATAGTAAAACTTAGAATTAACTCTGTTATACAAGATCTACAGATACCAACAGAAAGTTATTATTATGATTCAGATGATACTATTTTAATTAAAACTTTAGGGTCAAGATCAAGAGATTTTTTATCTAAAAATTGGTTCTATAATGTAGCATCAAAATACGAAGTGAGTAGTATAAGTTTGTTTGATGCTTCAGATAACACATATAGAATAAATTTAAAGACTAATCATTATTTAAAAATAGGTGATGAAATTTTCATCACCGGCACAGATTTGATTGATAAAAATTCAACTATAACAGATATTTTATCAGATAAATCAATTTTAATTAAAGGTCAAGGACTTTTATCTACAAATATTAGATATACAATTAAGAGAAAAATTTTAAAAGTAAAATCAAATACTTTCGCTGCATCTAATTTCTCAACAAACGTTCAAAATGTTTATCTAAATCAATCTGAAACATCTGATACAAAACCAGATAAAATTTTAATATCCTCCCCATCAATACCATCTTACCTCGGGCAACCGATTAATACAAAAGATAGATCTGTTCCTGTTAACGGAGATTTTTCTGGAGAGTCTCTAACAATCCCAAATCATGGTTTTTATACAGGCGATGCAATTTATTATACACCTCAAAAAATAAATGTAAATTATGTTGATTCTAATTCTGGCATAACATCAACTGGTGTAATAGTTAAAACATCATTATTTTACAGTCTCGATTCTAAAGATGATTCTGGAAAAAGAGTTGCACCATCTGGAGGAATATTCGTAATTACTGGCACCGTAGGTCCTAAAGAAGTTTCTAATAGAAAACCTCCAAGTGAAGGATTATATTACATAAAAAGAATTGATTCTAATACAATTAAACTGGCAAAAACTAAAAATGATATTTACAATTCTAACTTTATATCAATAGGCAACACTAGTGTAGTTGATTCTAATATTCGCCCATATAATTTTAGGTTGAAAACATTAAAACCACAAAAACTTCTGCGTGAAATTAGTGATCCAATATTAGATGGAGAATCTTATGAAACAAAACCAGGATTTACTGGGATATTAGTAAATGGAGTTGAAATCCTTAACTACAAGTCATCAGATACGATCTATTATGGAAAATTAGAAACAATTGATATATCAACACCAGGATTTGGTTATGATATAATTAATCCTCCAAACTTATTTGTTTCTGATAATGTTGGAACAGGAGCAACGGGATATGTATCGGTAATTGGTTCACTTCAAGAAATCAGAATTTTAGATTCTGGTTTTGATTATATTAAAACACCAACTGTAGCAATATCTGGGGGAAATGGATCTGGAGCTAATGCCTCAGTAAACATGAAGTTAATTGATCATTCTGCAGATTTTTTTGCTGACTCTGGATCTGCTAGAATTGGCATTGGATCTACACAATCTACAATTGGATTCACAACATACCATAAATTTAGAAATGCTGAACAAGTAATATATCAAACCAAATCTCAAACTGCTGTTGGCGGGATTAATACTAACTCATCTTACTATGTTTCTGTTGTTGGTCCATCAACTGTAAAACTTCATCCAACACAAAATGATGCCATTATTGGCATTAATACGGTAGTTTTAAGTTCATTTGGAATAGGCAAGCATACTTTAAAATCAGTTAACAAAAAATCTGTTGTAGAAAGCATTACTGTTACTTCGCCTGGGATAAACTATCAAAACAAACAAAAAACAACTAATATTTCTGGCATAAACACTTCACTTAATCAAATAACAATTGTTAATCATGAGTATAATTCTGGGGAAAAAATTAAATATACACCATCTGAAACTGCTATTGGTGGTTTAACAATCGGAACAGAATATTATGTGACAAAAGTAGATAATGATAACTTCAAATTATCTCAAGTTGGTGGTACTACTGACAAAGAATTTTACTATAGAACTCAACAGTACGTTGAACTTAGTTCTGTGGGAGTTGGAACTCACTCATTTAACTATCCAGATATAACTGTTACTTTATCTGGAAAAATAGGAATTTCCTCGATTGGAACAGAGACTTTTGAGGCAAGAATTCAACCAATTTTTAGAGGTAACGTTTCTTCAGTTCATCTCTCGCATCAAGGTGTTGGTTATGGATCTTCAGAGGTTATTAATTTTGAAAGAGTACCAGATATCTCTTTAATTTCCGGCAAAAATGCACAATTACTTCCTGTGATTAATAATGGAAAAATAATTGAGGTGTTAGTTCTAAATTCAGGATCCAATTACAATTCTCCCCCCAATATCGTTATAAACGGAGATGGAATTGGCGCTGTATTGACTCCGGTTATTCAAAATGGTGATTTGACTTCGATAAAAATAATTGAATCGGGAAGTGGTTATACTCAAGCAGGCACCTCAATTGAAGTTCTATCTCCTGGAACTGGTTGCAAATTTATACCAAGAATTAAGAACTGGAGAATAAATCTGTTCGAAAAACATTTCAATACTTTCACTCAGGATGATGGATTTATAACTGAGGGAATGAAATCAGAGTATGAACTTCAATATTGTCATTTGTACTCACCGAGAAAGCTAAGAGAAACTTTATTTTCAACAGATTCATCTGGAAAAACTTTATACCAAAGTAAAGATTTAAGAAAAACCGGACCTGGTGGTTTAGAAACAACTCCTTTGGGGCACTCTCCAATTATTGGATGGGCTTATGATGGGCATCCAATTTATGGACCATATGGATACGTCACAAAATCTGGCGGCACAGTTGCTCTAATGAAATCTGGTTACCAATTAAACTCATCTAGAAGTTCTGGACCACCAACTTCAATTTATCCTTTAGGTTTTTTTGTTGAAGATTATACTTATAAAAATGTGAGCGATGAAACAGTTTTAGATGAAAACAATGGTAGATTTTGCGTGACTCCTGAATTTCCAAAAGGAACTTATGCTTATTTTGCTACAATTAACACCTCCTCAATTGATACTGTTCTACCATTTTTAGGATATAAAAGACCACTATTCCCATATTTGGTTGGAGAGAATTTTAAAGGAATTCCTAATAAATTTAATTTTGATCCTAAATCAAATCAAGATGAATATGATTTAAATAATACTAATTTATTGAGAAATACTGAACCATATAATTTAATAAATGAACTAGTAAACTATGAATATCTTAATTTACCAAATAGTTTGAATCAAAAAACAGATATTACATCAGTGACTCCAGGACAAATAGAAAATATTGGAATTATTACTGGGGGAAATTTTTATAAAATAAATGATTCTATTATTTTTGATGAAACTGGCACAGGTGGTTTTGGTGTCATGGCAAAAGTTTCAAAACTATTAGGAAAGTCAGTTAATAGTGTAAGCGTTGCTACTAGCAGTATAAACAATGTAGAAATATCACCATCAAAAAATAAGGGCGAGTATATTATTATATGTGATAGTCCACATAAATTTAAAAATACCGATATCATTAATATAACTGGTCTATCAACCACTTCATCAAAAATAGAAGGTTCTTATTCAGTTGGAATCGGAAATACGGCACTTCTTACTGTCGCTGGATTAGGAACAACCTCTTCTGGTATATCAACGATAGGCATTACTGGGATAGTAACATATTTCAGTGTCATGGGTAATTTTATTGATTTGCGAGAAAATGATATTCTTAGTATTGGAACGGAGAGAGTAAAAGTTTTAAATGTACAACCTGAATTTTCTAGAATTAGAGTATTAAGAGGCGTTGATGGAACTGTCGCTGGATCAGCACATACAGTGACCACTATTCTTTATGCTGACCCAAGAAGACTTATAGTAAATGTAGGATTTAATACGTCTTATAATTATAAACAAAATAAACAAATTTATTTTGATCCAGCAGAGGTTGTTGGTCTTGGAACATCAGCAGGGGTTGGGATTGGATCAACAATAACAATTTCCAATCCTGGCGCCGCGACGACAATATTCATTCCAACTAAAACTCTGTTTATTAAAAATCATAATCTTGAAACTGGAGATATTGTAACATATTCTTCGAATGGTGGGAGTGGCATCGTTGTTGAGGATCAACATAATGTTGGAGTTGGAACAACATTATCTAATGGTCAAACTCTGTTTGTTGCAAAAATTGATAATAATTTGATTGGATTATCAACCGTTAGAGTCGGACTTGGAACGACCGGAACCTTTGTCGGAATTGCAAGTACAGTAAGTTCTTCAACAACACTTTTCTTTAAAAGCATTGGTGTTGGAAATACTCATAGTCTTAAAACAAATTATGAAGTAATCACTGGAGAAATTAATAGAAACCTCGTCACTGTATCCACAGCTCAAACTCATGGATTAGAAACAGGTCATACTGTAAATGTTGATATAAATCCATCAATATCTACTACATTTACCCTTACTTATAGCGATTACTCTAGAAAATTATTAATTAATCCACAAACTTTTAACTCATCCGGTATTAACACATTATCAAGTATTTTTACTGTTATTAACCATGGATATAAAACAGGTCAAAAAGTTTTACATACTTCCACTTCTCCATCTCAAGGACTTTCTAATAATAAAAGTTATTTTATAGTTAGAATAAACGATAATAGTTTTAAATTATCAAACACATATTTTGATTCAATTCAATTAAAACCATCTACTATAGGTATTTCTAGTGCCTCTAGTGGGACTTTTTCGCTTATTAATCCACCATTAGAGGTTTATAGAAACTCTACATTGACTTTTGATCTATCGAGTTCTACATTATCGTACATTAATCAATCAACTTTATATCCCGCGTTTGAATTAAACTTTTATACCGATGAAAATTTCACTAAACTTTATGATAAAAATTTAGAAAGTGCAACTTTTGAAATTCAAAGAGTTGGAGTCGTTGGTGTATCAACTAATGCAAAGGTTACGTTAACTATAAACGAAAAAACACCACAAACACTATTCTATAAGTTAGATTCTGTCTATGATAATGATTTACCGGCAGTAAAATCTGAAGTTAATGTTGACTCTGAAGTTCAACTGAATAATAGAGTGATTTCTAAATTTAGTTTGTATAATGGTAAACATGTAATAACCTCCATCTCTTCAACGGCGTTCACTTACCCCTTAAGTATGAAACCAGAGAGATCATCTTATGTTTCCTCAACATCATCTCTGAGATATGAAACAGATTGTGTACATGCCTTTGGTCCGATTTCGCAAATTGAAATTAAAAATAAAGGAAAAAACTATTATGCTTTGCCTGAAATTACTTCGATAAGATCTGGTATTGGTTCTGGAGCTATTTTAAAAATCTCTAGTACTTCGATAGGAAAAATCAAAAAAGTAAAAATAAAAGATATTGGGTTTGATTTTGCATCTGATAAAACAGTCAGACCAACTGCTGCAATTCCTCAAATAATAAAAGTAGAGGCTTTAGCATCATTTGATTTTATAGGAATAACCTCTGCCGGCAGAGGTTATTCTCGTGCTCCAAAATTACTTGTTCTTGATGGTAGGACAAATTCTCTGGTTAATGATGTTGATTTAAGGTACTCTTTAGGTGACAGCCAAGTAAAAATATTTAAAAATACATTTGGTATTAATAATGTAAAACCGATAATACTTCCAACTCAAAATACAAATGGGGTTTTGATTCAGCACGTAGGATATAATACAACAAGTAAAGATGTTACAGTCAAACTTGCAGTTGGTTTTAGCACTGCAGATTCTTGGCCGTTTGCTATTGGTGATAAAGTTCTGATTGAAAATGTTAGTATTGGTATTGGATCTACAGGAAAAGGATTTAATTCACAAAATTATAATTACAAGTTGTTCACATTAACTGGTGTAACAACTAATCTCGGGGGAATTGGATCTGTTACTTATAGTCTAAATGGTTTGGTAAATGATGGAGAACTTGTAGGAACATTTAGCACAGCAACTTCATCTGGCAGAATTATTCCTGAAAAACATTTCCCAGTATTTAATCCTAAATTAAAAACAAATAATTATAATGTGGGAGAAATCGTAAAATCGAAATCATCATCTATCACAGGAACTGTTGAGAGTTGGGATTCTAGAAATACAATTTTAAAAATTTCTTCCAAGGATCAATTTATTAGTGGTGAAATTATTGAAGGTTTATCATCCAAAACTCAAGGATTTGCTTCATCTGTCACATCTTTTGATACGTCTTTTGTTGTTGGATCCTCTTCAACTATTACCCAGGGATGGCAAAACATATTTGGATTCTTAAATAATAATCTTCAAAGAGTACAAGATAGTTTTTACTATCAAAAATTCTCATACTCTTTAAAATCAAAAGTAGCATTTGATACTTGGAAGGATCCAGTAGGCGCCTTGAACCATACTTTAGGTTTTAAAAAATTTGCTGATTATCAGTTAGAGTCAACTCTTCCAAGGGATAAACAAACTGATATGAAGATTGGTTTATCAACTGAATTAGGTTATGTTGAATCTGTTTTAGACTTGACCAGGTTTGTTAATTTAAACTGTGTATTTGATTTTGATCTAGTTAGAGAAAATTCTATCAATCTTAACTCTTCAATTATCTCGGATAAAATTATTTTTTCAAATAGAATTTTAACTGATTATGAAGAATCAATTGGAAATAGAGTTTTATTAATCGATGATATTAGTGGATTATTTAATAGTAATCCAAGAGCGACGGCATTTAGTATTGTTAATACATTTAAGTTATCCTCTGTTAGAGCACAGAAATACATTACATTTGTAACGGACAGAAGATACACCGCTCAACGACAACTATTAATTGTTGATTTAATTCATGATGGATTTTTTGCTTACATGAATCAATACGGGAGAGTTGAAACTACCTATGATCAGGGATCATTTGATTTTTCAGTTTCTGGATCAGATGGTCAGCTTTTATTTTACCCAACTCAATCAAGTATTAATGATTATAATGTAACTTGTTTATCTTATAATCTAGATGATAATCTTTTAAGCACAGGATCTACAAGCATTGGAGGAGTTCTATTAATCGATACTGATAGTGTTTCTTTATCCTCCGGAGTCACGACTAGCATAGTTGGAATTGCTAGCACTTATAGCTCTGTCAAAGTTCTCGTTCAAATAACTCCTGATATTAATTCTAATAAGTTTGAGTTTGAAGAATTAAATATTGTTCATGACGGAACAAATATTGAATTATTAGAATACGGACAATTAACAACAATTCCAACTGCTTTTGGTGGTTCTGGTTTAGGAACATATCATCCGTATTTTAGTGGATCAAACTTAAAAATTGATTTCATACCTAACTCTGGAGTTGGCATTGGGACAACTGGTGCAATCAATACCATACAGGTAGGATTGGCAAATTCATCATTTAGTGGAATTGGAACACTTGATTTAAAACATGCTAGGCTTGAGGTAAGAACAACCTCAATATCTTCCTCAGCATCTCCTGGTCTAACTACAGTTGGACAATATCCAAATGAATATGATGCTGCTTATTTCGTAGTTCAAATTGTAGATACTACAAATAATAGATGCCAAATGTCAGAGGTTATTGTCGTTGATGATTATGTTGACACAACAACTTCATATGATACTTATGATACTGAGTTTGGTATTGTTCAGACACATTCTGGTCTCGGAACAATTGGTTCAAGAGTGTCTGCAGCAGGCACTGTTGAGTTGCTTTTTACTCCCATCCCAAGTATTGCCACTCAAGTAAAAGTTTATATGAATGCTCTACGTCATCAAGATGATAGTAGAGATATCATAAGTTTTAATAATGGTACTATTGAAACTTTCCTTTCAAATTATACAGGAACTGAGAGAGATATTAAGAGATCCTTTGATTTAAAACATAAATCAGATCCAATTTTTGAGAGATATTTTAATGGAAGTAGTAGTTCAATCGTAGATCTAACAAATGATACAATTTCCATTCCAAATCACTTCTTTGTGACTGGAGAGAGTGTTGTTTACTATCAATCTGGAGCGGGAACAACCCAGGCAATTGGAATTGCAACAACAACAATCGCTGGTGTTGGATCTACAGATAAATTAACTCCAGGAATAACAACAACAAATAGTCTTTTTATTGTAAAAGTAGACTCAAATAAAATTAAACTTGCGTCCAGCGCACAAAATGCACTAAAATTTGTTCCAGATGTTTTAGATTTAACGAGTGTTGGTATTGGAACCTTACACCGTTTTGTTTCCACAAATCAAAACGCAAAGGTTGTTATCTCCCTAGACAATATTATTCAATCGCCCGTTGTATCAACTGCAGTAACCACTACTCTTGCGGATCAAGTTTTTACAACTGATGATCTTATCAAATTTAGCGGAATAACCTCATTCTTCGGTGGAGACTTAATTAAGATTAGTAATGAAATTATGAAAATTGAGGGTGTTGGTATAGGGAGCACTAATACAGTTAAAGTTCGTAGAGAGTGGATGGGCACATCACTTGCTGGTTATTCTACAGGTCAACTAGTTACAAAGGTTAATGGTAACTATAATATTATTGATAATACTATTACATTTTCAGAAGCTCCATATGGTAATACTCCTCTTGGTACAAGTACAAATCCACCAGATGAGAGAGATTGGACTGGAATAACCACATCATCATCTTTCCACGGAAGATCATTTATTCGATCTGGAATAAAAAATTCCTCTAACGACACGTATCACAAAAATTATGTCTTTGATGATATTTCATCTGAATTTAATGGAACAAATCAAAATTTTACTTTAAAATCTAATGGAGTTAATGTCTCAGGGATAACCAGCGATGCTGTAATCTTGATTAATGATGTCTTCCAAGGTCGAGGAAACTCATCCACCTATGTTTTAAATGAAAGTTCTGGAATAATCACAATTAGTTTTAATGGAACCGCACAAGTTATAACATCTGATGTTGGAATATCTTCATTCCCTAAAGGTGGAATTATTGTTTCTGTTGGTTCAACTGAAGGATCCGGATATCAACCATTAGTCTCTGCGGGCGGGACAGTTACTGTCTCCTCCGCTGGAACAGTTCAATCAATTACAATTGGAAATACTGGTTCTGGTTACAGATCTGCAGCAACATACAAAATTCTCACTGATGTTTCTAATTCTGTTGGAATTGGTTCAACCATCATTTTCTTAGAAAATAACAATAGTGTCTTCAGTCTATTAAGTCTACTTAATACTGGGTCGAATTGTAGTATTGGGGTTGGAACATTTATTGAAATTAGCAATGTTATCACCTCAGTTGGATCTACCTTTGTTCAGGTAGGAACTGCTGCAACAAGTCAATATGCCATCCCATCTGGAACACAAGCAGTAATTAAGATATCAAATCCACAGACTGGAGTTGTTAATATTGGTGTAAGCACTGGTTCCGTTGGAATTAATACAATTGAGCATGTTGGTTATGCTACAATTATTTCTGGGGGCATATCAACAACAGTAACGATTACTAACGCCGGATCTGGTTATACAGCACTTTCATTAATTAAGACCGAATTGATTTCACATCCAGTTTCTTCTGGAAGCACAATAATATTTACATCTAACTTAACTAATGTAAATGTTGGAAATGTTGTTTCTGTTGGCACTGCAATTACAAATGCATCCATCGTTGGAATTGCATCCACATCATTTACGATTGGTTCTGGCAGCACCTCACCCTCTTCAATTGGAATTGGAACGGTTATAACATTTAAAAAAAATAATCCACCATATGTTGTAATTGATAGTCCAGACTCATATTCTAATATTCCTCTTCGTTATAGTTCATCTTCGTCTGGAGTTGGAACAGAAGCAAAAGTCGATATTGTTGTTGGACAAGGTTCAAGTGTAATAGATTTTGAAGTTACTAATACTGGTTATGGTTATAGAAATGGTGACATACTAACTGTTCCTGTTGGCGGATTAACTGGCATTCCAACTTCTGCTAATTTTAGAGAATTTCAACTTACAGTTCAAAATATTTTCACTGATGAATTCAGTGGATGGTCTATTGGTGAACTTGATGTTTTTGATAATTTTGATGAATTATTCGATGGTAACACTCAAACTTTCCAATTAACAAAAGGTGGACTCATTAAATCAATCGTCGCTGCAAGAGGATCAAATATTATTGTTCAGGATACTTTACTCATCTTTATTAACGATATTCTTCAAGTTCCTGGAGAGGGTTATGTTTTCTCAGGTGGAAGTATCATAACATTTACAGAGGCTCCAAAAGTTGGAGATACCTCAAAAATTATTTTCTATAAGGGAAGTGGAAGTGTTGATGTTGTAGGTAGAGAAATTATTGAAACTGTCAAGGTTGGTGATGATTTAACGATTGGATATGATGCATCCGTTGGTCAACAACCATATCAACAAGAGGAAGAAAGAATAGTAACCTCTATTAATTCTACTGATGAAGTATCCACTGTTTCGTATTTTGGACCAGGAAATACTGAGGATGAAACTTTGTTAAGACCAGTTGTTTGGTGCAGACAAACTGAAGATAAAATAATTAATGAAAAAGATGTTGGAAAGGATAGAGAACTTTACGAACCAAATATCAATCACTTTGGTTATGTTATAAAAACAGTTGGTGTTGGGTCCACTGCAATCTATGTTGATAATATTAGACCATTCTTTAATGCCCGAAATGAAAATGATACGTCTTTAACTTTCCAAAATAGTATTACAATTATATCACAGGAAAATAGATCTGGCGCTATAGCTACAGCAGTTGTTTCTGGTTTAGGGACAATTTCCTCTGTTGTTATCTCTGATGGTGGTGCTGGTTATACAACAGCAATTGTAAGTTTTGGATCAACTGTTGGAGTTGATACCTCTACAAGAGCATTTGGATCTGTAACAATCGGAGCTGGCGGAACTATCACTGGCGTAGCAATCACAAGTCCAGGAGTTGGGTATACTTCATCCAATCCACCTCAAGTCCTTATTTCATCACCCAACCCTGTGGTTGAAACAAATAACGTGTCTTCATTCTCTGGTGATTCTGGTGTGATTGTTGGATTTGGTACAACAACACAATCCTTTATTGATAAATTTATATTTGATTTTTATATCCCACAAGATTCTTTCTTAAGAAACACCACCTACGTTGGAACTGCAATTACATTAAGTTCAATAAACGTTAATGATTATTTCATTGTTTATAATTCTAATGTTGGTATTGGAAGCACAGTGTTAATATCAAAAGATGTTTTAAACAACATAGTCGGCATAGGGACAAATTTTGTTGACAACGTTTATCAGGTTGATACTGCTTTTACAACACAATCAACTGTGGCTGGAATTGGACTGACTCATGTAAGAAGAGTTTTTGCTCGAATAACAGGTATTGGAACAATTAACTTCAGTTCCACATTAATAACATTTGATTCTACAGTGTTTACTTTTGATTCTATAGGTAGTGTTGGAAGCGCATACACTGGAATTGTGACAACATCAAATTACTTTGGTAATTTTAGTTGGGGTAGAATAGATCTTACTGCAAGGGCAGAATCTAACGAATTTAATTTCTATGGTGATAGGAGAGTTGGTGGCATCACGACTTCAGCGATTGTTCAGAGAACCAAACCTCTTAAATTTAAAAAGTACCTAATCTAAATACTTCTAAACTAAAACATCTATAATGGCAAGAGTAGCAATAAACACTGGAGCAGCAGCTAACGATGGCACAGGTGATACTCTGCGAGCAGCTGGTGGTGTTATTAATGATAACTTTCTTGAGGTTTACACCTATCTAGGGGCGGGGAGCACTACAACCCTATCTGCACCTGTTTGGAATACCACATCTGTAGGTATTAACACATTGAGAAATGTTGGAATGGGAACAACAAATCCAAGATTTGCTCTGGAAGTTGGTGCTGTTGGGACATCAGGAACCACATTATTCGTAAATGGTGATGCACGAATCACTGGAATCTTAAGTATTGGAACTTCGTCTATCACTCTTAATGGGTCCACGAATATTATTAATGTAGGCACCGGTGTTACTATTAATGGATCTACCGGTATTATTAGTGCAACATCCATTGTCTTGAGTGGCACAACTTTAACTGGCGCTGCGGTAACTTCCATTGTTGCAGGCACTGGTATAAATGTCTCTGGATCTACGGGGCAAGTAACGATTACTGCAACTGGTAGTGGTGAATCATCCCAGTTCGTAACTACTGCTGCTGGTATTCATACACTCTCTAATATTGGTATTGGAACCACAAATCCAACAAGTGCTCTTACAGTGGTTGGTAGTGGAACATCAACATCTCAACTTTTTGTTACCGGTGTTTCTACATTCCAAGATAATCTTGGAGTTGGAGCGACAACAAATCCACCAGCATACACTTTAGATGTTGCTGGATATGCAAGAATTAGAGATGGTTTAATTCTTACTGGTGGAAGCACGTATCCTGTTGAACTTTTTGCGGATTTAATCATTGGTGGATATAATTTGGATATCTTGGGTGGTGGAAATTTAAATGTTGATCCTGGTAATTTAAATGTTGGTGGTAACGTAGTTGTATATTCTCCAGGCACACTTAATGTTGGTACTGGTGGAACTGTAATTACCACAACTAGTGCTGGATTGGTTGGGATTGGAACCACAAATCCAACAAGTGCTCTTACTGTAATTGGTAGTGGAACATCAACATCTCAACTTTTTGTTACTGGTGTGTCAACCTTTGTTGGTTTGATTACAGCTGGTAGAATCACTGCAGGACTGACTAGTAGTATCATACCTTTCTATTACGATACATACGCAAGTCTTCCATCATATTCTACTTATCACGGTGCGGTTGCTCATGCACATGACACTGGTAAGTTATATTATGCTCATACACGTTGGGTAGAGTTAGTTAATACGGAAGCTGATGGAACTGTAGGCACAGGCACTGAAAGATATAATATTGGAATCACATCAGTTACCACATTAAACGTTTCTGGTGTAGTTACCGCAACATCATTCGTTGGTGATGGTTCTGGTTTGACTGGTGTTGTTGGTTCTGGTTCGGGTCTTATCATAAAAGACTCTGGAACCACCGTAGGAACAGCAGGAACGATTGATTTTGGAGATAATTTAACAGTTTCTCCGATTTCTGCTGGTGTAGTGACTGTAACCGGATCTGCTAGTGGTGGATCATCCCAGTTCGTAACCACTGCTGCTGGTATTCATACACTCTCTAATGTTGGCATCGGAACCACAAATCCGACAAGTAAACTTACAGTTGGTGCTGTTGGTGCTGCTACAACTAACTTAGTTGTAAATGGTTGGGCAAATATTAGTGGAATGAATATTGTCCAAGACACTGACACAAACTCAATTTATATTGGATATGAAGCAGGACAAAGTTTACTTACTCAAGCAAATGATAATGGTAATATCGCTCTTGGTTATAGATCTTTATATGGATCAACTTCCCCAGATTATTGTATAGCAATTGGATATGAAGCTCTTAGAAATCCAACCAGCAACACTGATAATACTATCGCAATAGGACATCAGGCAGGTTATAATGGTGGCGGTGGATCAAATGTGTTTATTGGATATGAAGCAGGACAAAATGCTACTACTGGACATTCTAACGTTGCTATTGGATATCATGCAGCACGCTCCAGTTCTCCCTCCTTTGGTGTTTATATTGGGTATGATGCTGGAAAGAACGCTGATGGCATTGGAAACGTCTTTGTAGGACACAACGCAGGTGACGGTGTTACATCTGGAGATTATAATACCTTTATTGGTGAGGCTGCAGGAAATGATATGACAACTGGTAGCGATAACGTCATTATTGGTGGATATCAAGGAAATGAAAAGGGACTTGACATCAGAACTTCATCCAATAATATAGTTCTTTCTGATGGTGATGGAAATATAAGATTCTATGCAAACTCCAGCGGTAATGTTGGAATTGGAACCACAAATCCAACAAGTGCTCTTACAGTGGTTGGTAGTGGAACATCAACATCTCAACTTTTTGTTACTGGTGTTTCTACCTTCAGTTATATCCAAAATACTGGTATAACATCTACCAAGGACCTTATTGTTTATGGAACTGGTAATGATGCTGGTTCTGCATCAACTATATCGTTGAGAAGTAGAAACAATTACATTGATTTTAATGCTCAGCTCGCAACGGCTCAATCATTTGCAATTAGACTCCTGAATTACCCTATTCTTCAAGGAACTTATCTTTACCCAACTGGTGGTTCTGCAGCCTTAAACAATTGGGATGGCACTGAGGCAATAGTAGTCAATGATACTGGAATTTTGATGGGTCCTGCATTTGCAGGGCCAGGCACTGGAAGACCAGTTATTATTGGCACTGGAACTTCTACTGGAACTGCATTACAACAACTTCAAGTTACTGGTGGTGCTTATGTTTCTGGTAATGTTGGACTTGGAACCGCAAATCCATTAGGGCCTCTACAAGTTGGTGTTGGATCTTCTGCAGTTATAGTTACTTCTACTGGATCTGTCGGCATAGGAACCACAAATCCAACAAGTGCTCTTACTGTGGTCGGTAGTGGAACATCAACATCTCAACTTTTTGTTACTGGTGTTTCTACTTTTGCTGGTATCACAACAGTCACTGGACCAACATTATTTGCTAAACAACTGAATGTTTCTGGTATTACAACAGCAACCTCTTTCAGAACCAATACAACTGTTGGTGATGGAACAGATGTTGGATTTGCTATTAAGTATTACATAACTGCAAATAATAATTCCTCTGCATATAGATTTGCTGGTCCTGGAGTATTAAATAGCACCGATGATCCAACAATTTATTTACATAGAGGATTTACTTACATTTTTGAAAACTCTACTGGAACTAATCATCCATTTGCGATTCGCACAAGCAGTGGAGGATCTGCATATACTTCTGCATTCTTGAGTGGATCTCAAAGTGGAACGCAAATATTCACAGTTCCTTTTGATGCTCCAAACACTTTAGTATATCAATGCACCATTCACTCAAATATGGTTGGAACTCTCAATATTGTCACATGAACTTAAATGTCATCTAAGATGCTTAATAAATAACTAAAAAATACCGTCAAATGGCTGCAATTATAACTGATCAGATTAGAATATTAAATGCCAAAAATTTTGTTGCGAATGTTGGCGTTGGCACTTTTTATTCTTTTATTGGTTTACCAAATCCCAGTGATTATCAGTCTGATTGGGATAGTAATCCTCCATCACCTAAAGATAATTTTGACCAGGAAAATGATTACTGGGATACGATGATGGCATTGAAAAAAATCAATGCGAGTGATGTAAGACAGGTTATAACAAAAAGATTTTGGTCTTCAGGAACAGTTTATGATTATTATAGACATGATTATAATAGATCAAATACGGCTAAAATCTCTGGAGCAACCAATTTATATTCAGCATTTTATTATGTAATAAATGAGGATTATAAGGTTTATTCTTGTCTTCAAAATGGAACTGACCCAGACAATCCAAACGGAAGACCATCGTTGGATCAACCCACATTTACTGATTTAGAACCAAGATCTGCAGGTAGCAGTGGTGATGGTTATATTTGGAAATATCTTTATACAATAAAACCAAGTGAAGTTATTAAGTTTGAAACAACAGATTTTATTCCAGTGCCCTCTAACTGGAGTACATCACCAGATAATGCAGCAGTTAGAGATAATGCTGTCGATGGATCAATTAAAATTGTTACAATTACAGATCGTGGAGTAGGTCTTGGAACAGCAAATGTCACTTACACTAGAGTTCCAATTAAAGGTGATGGAATCGGAGCAGAATGCACGATTACAATTAACAATGACTCTAAAGTAAGTTCTATTATTGTTTCCAATCAGGGTTCTGGTTATACTTTCGGAAACGTCGATCTAATCACTGGAGGAGTTCCAACTGGAACCACAAGACCAACTTTTAATGTTATTATCTCTCCTAAGGGAGGTCATGGAGATGATATTTACAGAGAACTTGGCGCATACAATGTTCTTCTCTATTCTAGAATTGAAAATGATAATGAAAATCCAGATTTTATAACTGGCAATCAAATAGCAAGAATAGGAATCGTTCAAAATCCAGAAGTCACCACTGGAACATTATTGACAGTGGATAAAGCAAGTGCAGTATATGCATTGAAATTAACTGGAGTTGGATATAGTTCAGCAACCTTTACCGCAGACTCACAAGTAAAACAGACAGTTTCTTCTGGAACAACTGCTGTTGGTAGGGTAATAAATTATGATCAAACTACAGGAGTCTTGAAGTACTGGCAGGATAGAACAGTGTCTGGATTTAGTACTGTTGGAACAGCACAAACGAATCCTATACATGGGTTCAATATGACAAGATTCACTGCTTCACCCTCTTCGGGCGGAAGTTTAACAATCATCCCATCAACTGGTTCAAATCTTTCTATTGATACTTCATTCACAGGTGTTAGCACCGCAATAAATAGTAGAACATATTACCTAGGTCAAACTTTCACAAACGGCGTTTCATCCCCAGAAGTGCGAAAGTATTCTGGAAACATTATTTATGTTGACAACAGACCAGCGATTACTAGATCATCTAATCAAAAAGAAGATATTAAAGTCATTCTGCAGTTCTAAAGAATTATGCCTCAGCAAACGAATCTTAATGTAGTTCCATACTTTGATGACTTTGATCCATCCAAAGACTATCATAAGGTGCTCTTTAAACCTGGATATCCAGTTCAAGCGAGAGAGTTAACAACTCTACAATCAATACTGCAGAATCAAATTGAAAAATTTGGTCAGCACTTCTTCAAGGAAGGTGCAAAAGTTATTCCAGGAAATATTGGATATTCTCAACTTTATTATTGTGTTCAATTAAATAATAATTTTCAAGGAGTTCCTGTCTCTGCTTATGCGGATCAATTAGTTGGTAAAAAAATTACAGGGCAAACGTCTGGAGTCTCCGCATTTGTGGATAAAATTTTATCACCGATAGATTCTGAAAGGGGTAACTTAACACTTTATATCAGTTATTTGAATTCTAGCACTTCAAATAATTCAACACAAATATTTTCTAATGGCGAATCTCTAACTTGTGATTCTGCCATCATATCTGGATTACTAGGAAATACAACAATTACAGCGGGTAGTCCATTCGCGGTTACTTTATCTTCAAATGCCACCGCAACTGGATCCTCCTTCCAAATTCAAGATGGTGTCTATTTCATACGCGGAAACTTTATAAATGTAAAATCAGAGACTTTAATTTTAGATCAATATTCAAACTCTCCAAGTTATAGAGTTGGTTTGTTTGTATCAGAACAAATTATTAACGATACCATTGATGAAAGTTTAACCGATAATTCTCAAGGATTTAATAACTATTCTGCCCCTGGTGCAGATAGGTTAAAAATATCTGTCAGTTTAACAAAAAAATCACTAACAGATTTAAACGATAATAGTTTTATTGAACTTGCAACAATTACTAATGGAGTCATTAAATCAAAAGTAGACAGAGGGGATTTAGGTGGTGGAACAGGATACCTCGATATTAGAGACATTTTAGCAAGAAGAACCTACGCAGAATCTGGTGATTATTATGTAAAAGATTTTGATATAAGTCTTTTAAACTCATTAAATGATAATATTGGAAATAGAGGAGTATTTCAATCTGGACAGTTCACTTATGGAGGATCTGTTCCATCGGATAATTTAGCATTATATAAAATTTCTCCAGGTAGAGCTTTTGTTCGTGGTTATGATCTTGAACTCTTAACTCCAACATTTATCGACGTAGAAAAACCAAGAACAACAAAGACAATCGAAGATCAAGAAATCATTTATAACACTGGACCAACTTTAAAAGTTAATAGAGTTTATGGAGTTCCTGTTCTTGGCATTGGAAACACATATGTTCTAAGCTTAAGGGACAGTAGAAGAGGTGTTGGAATAGCGACTGTAGGTAATGAAATTGGTCTCGCTAGAGTCTACGATTTTAGATTGGAATCTGGATCATATGATGCGACAAATTCTAATTTAAATCAATGGGCTTTGTCACTTTTTGATGTGCAGACTTTTACTAATATTACACTTAATCAAGCAACATCTTTAAGTATTCCAACTCGTGTGGAGGGATCTAATAGTGGTGCGACTGGTTTTATTAGACATGCAGTGTCTGCGGGGGTAGCAGTAACAGTTTATGATACTTCTGGAGAGTTTATTGCAAATGAATCTTTAATTTTTAATGGTATTGCTGATGGAAGAATTGCAATTGCAGTTACTACACACTCACTTTCTGATGTAAAATCGGTTCATGGCACAAACAATGGAATTGTTGGTTTAGGATCAACATTTTTAGGAGATATAGTTCAGTCCATCGGATTCAATGTTGGTGTTGCAACAATCAGCACTGGCAGTGGTGGTATCAGCACAGTCTTTAGCACTAATACATTATTTCCAGGGACAATAATAAAGAGGAATAATTTAGTTCAATTCAGTAATCCAGCGAATAGAGATATTAGTTTTGCAAAGGTAGTTAGTGTTGGAACAAGTAGTGTTACGATAGAGGCAGTAACGACTGTTACTGGAATTGCATCAGGCGATCTACCAACAACAACTCTTAATGCTACAGACTTTAAAATTTTAACCACAAAACTAGATCTATCATCGGATAAAACTCTTTATACAAAACTTCCAAAGAATAATATTTCTTCTGTTGACCTTACTGATGCAAGTTTAAGTATTAGAAAAACTTTTACGGTAAATATTTCTTCAAATCAACTTTCTACTGTTGTGACTGCAGGAACTAATGAAACATTTTTGCCATTTGATGAAGAAAGATATACATTAACTCGCTCAAATGGTGAAACTGAAACTCTAACTTCAGATAGGTTTGAATTTTTAGTTGGAAGCACTCAATTACAAATTCGTCATCTTGGTAGTAATGATACTGGTGCAACTTTAACTGCTACATTAAGAAAGATAAAACCAAAAGCAAAAGAAAAAATTAAAAACAGAGTTAACTCACTAATTATCGATAAATCAAAATATGCAGGATCCGGCATTGGGACAACAACTTTAAATGATGGACTAATATTCGGAAATTATCCATTTGGAACAAGAGTTCATGATGAGATTCTTTCACTTAATGTGCCAGATATTATTGAAATTCATGGAATATTTGAATCGGCAGATACATCAAACCCATCCGCACCAAAAATTACTCTTTCCTCTCTTACAAGTTCATCCACAACTACAACAGAACTCATTATCGGAGAAACTTTAGTTGGGCAAACAAGTGGAGCAGTGGCTATTTGTGCCGAAAAATTATCATCATCTCAAATTGTATTCATTTATAAGAATGACAGTAGATTTAAAGAGGGGGAAACCGTATCTTTTTCAGAATCAAAAGCAAAAGGAGTTATCACTACACTAGATTCTGGTAGTTTTGAAATTTCATCGAATTATAAGTTCAATACAGGACAAGAAGAGACAATTTATAACTATGGTACGTTAATAAGAAAAAATGACTCTGAGGAACCATCAAAAAGATTAAAAGTTTACTTCTCAAATGGATATTTTGAGTCAACTGATGATGGAGATATTACAACAGTTAATTCCTATTCTAGATTTAACTACTCAACGGATCTGCAGACAGTCAATGGTAATTCAGTATCTGATATTATTGATATTAGACCAAGAGTTTCTTCTTTTACCGTATCTGAGAATTCTCGTTCACCACTAGAATTTCTTGGAAGAACTTTTAACTCATCTGGAAATTCTGCTGCTAATATTTTAGCATCAGATGAGTCAATTCTAACTACATTTTCATATTATTTGGGTAGAATTGATAGAATTTTCTTAACAAAAGAGGGCGTATTTCAAGTTAAATATGGTCAACCAGCAGAGAGACCAGAGAAACCAGTTTCTGTCGATGAAGCTATTGAAATAGCAACGATTACACTTCCTCCATATCTTTATACACCAGAGCAAGCATCAATTCAGTTTTTAGAATATAAAAGATATCGCATGGTTGATATCAAACAACTTGAAAATAGAATTAGAAATCTTGAATTTTATACTACATTATCTTTACTTGAGACTAATACAGCAAATTTATTTGTCCCCGACACAGATGGATTGAATAGATTTAAATCTGGATTTTTTGTAGATAATTTTAGTTCTTTTAAATCACAAGAGGAAAACATTGATATTAAAAATAGTATCGATATTAAAAATAAAGAACTGAGACCAAGACATTATACTAATTCAGTCAATCTAATTTTTGGTCCTGTTACCAATGTTGATCCAACAGAAGATCTTAAATTTAATATAATTGAAGGAGTTAATGTTAGAAGAGCGGATGACGTTGTAACTCTAGATTACGCTGATGTTGTATATATTAAACAATCTTTTGCGACAAGATCTGAGAGTGTGACTCCTTTCCTTATTAGCTTCTGGCAGGGAACGCTAGAATTGACACCATCCTCCGATACTTGGGTTGACACCACTCGTCTTGAAGCAAAAGTTATTAATACCGAGGGTAATTATGCAGAAACACTCAATAATTTAGCGCGAACTGGTATCGTTGATCCTCAAACTGGATTTGGTCCAATTCTTTGGGATTCTTGGCAAACTAACTGGACTGGTAGAGATGTTATAAACACATCAAGAACCAGAGAAGTTACTTTTGGTGGAGAATTCCGTGGTGGCGGTGGCCTTGCTGCACAGTGGGGCACTCAAACAACTCAAGTTATTAGAGATGATTTAAGACAAACTGTAGAAACAGGAGTTCAGACAAGAACAGGAACACGAACTATTGTCACAGAGCAATTTGATAGAACTCCTGTTGGGGATAGAGTTGTAAGTAGAGATCTCGTACCATTTATGAGATCTAGAAACGTTGAATTCGTCTCAAAAAAAGTTAAACCACTCACAAAACTTTATGCATTTTTTGATGGTAAAAACGTAACTAGGTATTGTGTTCCAAAACTCTTAGAAATCAGTATGATTTCTGGAGTATTTCAAGTTGGCGAAAAAGTTATTGGTAGGCAGAGAGCCACTGGTTTAAATCCAGATTTAAGAGCAGACTTCCCTCAAATAACTTTTAGAGTAGCACAATCAAACCATAGAGAAGGTCCATACAATTTTCCAACAGTGACATTTGCAAATAATCCATACACAAGTCAACCACTATCTGGAACTTACTCATCAACATCAAATATTCTTAATATAGATACTTTTTCTCTAGCAAGTCAATCCCAAGGCGAGTTTAGTGGATATGTAGAGTCTGACATGGTTTTATTTGGACAAACAAGCGGAGCAAGAGCAACAATTACCAATGTTAGATTGGTTTCAGATTTATCCGCAACGTTAATTGGTAGTTTCTTTATTCCCAATCCTAACAATGTAAATCACCCTAGATTTGAAACTGGAACTAAGACATTTACCATAGTTAACGATGAAAACAATAATCAAGATCTTGCAACCACAGT